ATGTTGGATCAGCCCATACCGAAAATCTTCCTCTTCGTCCCAGCCACCCAGCCCGACCGCATCCCAAAAGCCTTCGGCATCGGTGCCGACGAAGTCATTGCCGACTGGGAAGACTCCGTCTCGCCTGCCAACAAAGCACAAGCCAGAACCAACATCGCCGACTACTGCGCCAATGCAAACGCCCGCCCGATTTGGCTCCGCATCAACTCCGCAAACAGCACCCATTTCGCCGACGACCTCGCCGCCCTGCAAAACCTGCCGGCGGTAAAAGGCATCATCCTACCGAAAGCCGAACGCCCGGCCGACATCACCTCACTCTACCAAAGCAGCGGCAAACCCGTCATCGCCGTCCTCGAAACGGCTTTGGGCATACTCAACCTGCCCCAACTGGCCTTCGCCCACGGCCTGCACGCCCTCTCCTACGGCTGCCTCGACCTGTCCAACAACCTAGGCATCCAAACCGGCACGGCGGCGGCGGACGTATTTTTCAACCGACTGCGCACCGACCTCCTCCTCCACAGCCACCTCAACGGCCTGCACCCGCCGATTGAAACCGTCTTCACCGATTTTTCCGACAACGAAGGCCTGCGCTCATTTACCGCCTTCTGGCGCGACATGGGCTTCGGCGGCATGCTCTGCATCCACCCCAAACAAGTGGCCGTTACCAAACTGATGTTGCGCCCCTCGGCAGAAACACTCGAATTTGCCGAAAAAGTTTTAACCGAATACGAACAAAACGGCTCACCGGTATTCCAAATAGACGGACAAATGGTCGACATCCCGGTTATCGAACGGGCAAAAAAACTACTGGGCAGGACATAACCCGCATATGGCAAAAGGCCGTCTGAACAGACGGCCTTTTAACAACCGGATTGATAAGAATCTTGCCAACGGATAAAACAAAAATCATGGAACTGACATAGAAAATTGATTAAATTTTCACTATAAAGCCATTTCCAAATAATGAAAATACTCGGCTTTATACTAAAGCCAATCTAGGTTATCAGATACCCCAAAATATACCCCCACTTTTTTCACTTTACTCAATTACACGGCAATAGGCGGGATTGGACACTCAGGAAGGAGCAAGCAGGATGACAATCAGCCTGTAAGCCCCGTGGTTATTGGATTTGGTTTACGGCGTTAGACGGTATTAGACAAAAAATCAACCGCTAGAAAGCGGTTGATTTTTACAGTGTGGTGCGGACGGAGCGCATCTACGCTTATTCTACGTCCGCACTTCTTGCGTCTTTTTAAATCTATTTAGCCCTACATATCAAAGCGTTAAATTTAACATAGCCCGATTTTGCCCCACTTTATATCTGTTTTGCTCTATTATATTTGCACCCAAATTGCACCCAAATAAATATGGCAACCATCACTCAACGTAACGGCAAATGGCGCGTACAAATCCGCATGAAAGGCGTTTCCCGTTCCGCCACGTTTGAGCGGGCATCAGACGCGAAGGCGTGGGCGGCGCGGATAGAGTCGCAAATTATGGACGGCATCCAAGGCAACGCCCCGCGAAATACTATCTTTGCCGACCTTATCCGGCGGTATTTATCCGAGGTTACACCATCAAAGCGGGGCGCACGGGAAGAATCATACCGCATTGGACGCGCACTAAAAACACCTTTGGCAAAGGTGCAGCTTGCCGACCTGCGCCCTCAAGACTTCGCCGATTGGCGAGATCAACGGTTGCAAGAGGTATCTCCTACCAGCGTCGGACGCGAATTAACCACTTTATCCGCCATCTGCGAACACGCCATGAAAGAGTGGGGACTTCTGCGCGAAAACCCTGTACGCAAAATCAGCAAGCCGAAAAAAAGCCGGGCGAGAACAAGACGGCCAACCGAGCAAGAAATTGCCGACATTTGCGCCGCCCTCCTATACCGACCTAATGAGAAACCGAAAATGGCGGTGCAACGGGTTGCCGTTGCCGTCCTATTTGCCATCGAAACCGCCATGCGGGCAGGCGAAATATGCGGTCTAAAATGGGCAGATGTGAATATGCAGCGTCGTATTGCCCACCTCCCGATAACTAAAAACGGCGACAGCCGTGACGTGCCATTATCCTTGCGAGCCGCCGAACTGATAGAGCAACTGCGCGGAATTGATGATACATGGGTTTTTAGTTTGGATGCCAAAAGCCTTGATGTATTATTCAGGCGGGCGCGGGACAATTGCGGCATCCAAGACCTGCATTTTCACGACACCCGCCGCGAAGCCCTCACGCGCCTATCAAAAAAAGTGCCTGTGGAGATTTTGGCAAAAATCAGCGGGCATCGGGATTTAAGGATTTTACTCAATGTTTACTACCGCCCCGATATGGCGGATATTGCAAAAATGTTGGATTAAAATATTTTTGTTTAAAAACAAAATGATACAAAATTATCCCGCCAAGCAAACAACCAAGAGAGGTAGCACTATGAGCAAATTCACTGCGGGCATTGAAGCGCAACTGTTCAATCTTATGTTTTTTATTATTACGGTTGGCATCATCCTTGCCATTGATTTTATCATCTATCGGACTTACTTGCACTTCTACACCCAAATCTACGGGCGCGCCGAAGCCAGGCAACGCGCCTACGGTGCAGGGTGGATATTTACATGGATCGCCATACTGGTAGCTATTTGGCGGTTTTTTCTTTAATTTAGATGACTGGCCGTAAATTCCAATACAACAAAGGCCGCCTGAAATTCAGACCCCCTCTCGCCCCCCCCCCCCCCCCCCCCCCCCCACCCCCCCCCTGCCACTCCCTCAAATCGGCGGCTTGGCTGTCGGCTACTTCTGCCATTCCAGCATATTTTGACGCGCACTCTCCGAGTAGCTCCCAGCCTTCGGCACTTGCCGCGCCATCAAGTGTGGCGGCGGTTGCAGCGGTTGCGGGCAGGTTTCGGCTGCTACTACGACGGGCGGCGTGTTGGCGCAGGCGGTCAAGCTCGCCGCGCAGATTATCCACAGCAATCTTTGCATCTTGTCTTTCCTTTTCCAGTTCGGTTTGCCTTTCGGCCAGTTCGGCGGCGGCGCGGCGCTCTTTTTCACTCGCGGCTGCCGCTTGTTTGTTTGCGGCTTCGGCCAGCGTCAGGCTGATTTTGGCCGCTTCGTCCGCCCTGCCCTTCCGGTATTGCAGGGTGCGGTCAAACTGCCATCCGCCGAACAACAGGCCGACCACCGCCAGCGCGACAAGGGGTTTCCAATATTTCAATTCATTCATCACACTACGCCTCGCTTACACCTGCCGCCGCCGTGGCCGTGGTAACGGGCAGGTCGTAGCGTTCGGGGGCAGGCATCGCGGCGATAAGTTTGCCAACGATAAGCCTAGACGACCAGTAGTAGCCGTCAATATCCGCAGCATTAAAAGGCACGATAGACACGGCATTGCCCTGATTGCCGCCCAAGCCCAAGATGCGCCCCTGTTTGTCTTTGCCGACCACGAAAAACACATGGCCACCGCCTTTGCGCGATTTGACGGCAATGCAGCCGTAAGCGGGTTTAGACAACTTGGTCAGTCCTGCTTCTGCCCACGCCTTCGCGCGGTACCAGTCTTTGATGACGGCGCGTCCGCCCTTGCCCAAGCAATATCCGACAAACAGGCCGCACCACGGCGTTTCGTCTTCAAAGTACCAAGACTTCGCCGCACCGGGGAAATTCCCCATTTCCTTCAGCCATTCGACAATCTTCGGGTTATGCTTCGTGCCGACGATTTCTTTCAGGCCGATGTGCTTCTTGGCTTCCGCCATCCATGGTAATTCAGTCATTTCTTTATCCTCCAAAGTGTTACCAATCTTTCGCGCCCCGATGCCGCAGCCGCCATGTCTGCGCCATGAAGTAGGATGCGATGCCTACGTTTAAAAAAACCTCGTGCGGGTTACGCGTCTGCCCCGACAGGTTGGATGCGGCCACGCCGATTGATGCGGCCAGCAGCAGGGCGTGTATCCATAACTCGGGCTGCTTCATCTTCCATTGCTGCACGCTCAGGCGGCAGCCGCAATGGGCGATAATCGCCAACGATGCGAGTATGTTGATACTGCTCATAAACATATTCATCCCTCCGTTTTTTTCTTGACCCACGACAGCACGTAATCGCGCAGCAGCGGCATCAGCCACGGCCAGCCGCCGCCGATGGCGACGGGCAACAGCGGGCGCAACAGTTCCGCGCCGCCGTCCGACAGGCCGATGTGTTTCGCCGTCCAGCCCATCAGCAGAGGGGCAATCGCCCCAGCCAACAGCATGGACAGCATGATGGAAAAAAAGCCTGCACGGCGGGTGGATGCGGGGCGTAAACCCTGCACCACCGCACCCGTCAGGCCGCCCAATATCAGCGCGTCCAGCGGCAGGCCGAACAACGTGCCGGCGATGCCGACTACACCGATATTGACCAGATAGCCGCCGGCGGCGGCAGATGTTTCAAGTGGCATGGTTTCCTCCGTAAAAAAAGGCCGTCTGAAACGGCCTGTTAGGTGAATATCTGAAAAAATTATATTTTGGTAGGCCTATGCTTCCGCTCGCGTTCTTTTGCATACGCGCCTCGGCAATGGTTGCGCTGCCAAAAAAACAGCTTATTGATGACCCAAACCACACGCCGCCAACCCGCGCGGCCATCCAGCACGCCGAGCCGGTAGGCGCGGGCGGAAAACGTCTCGTCCGGCCAACCGCCCAGCACGGCGTTAATCAGTTGGTCGGCGGCAATGCCGACGGATTTGGCATAGGCTGATACTGCCTTCAGACGGCCTGCTGATTTATCCATGCTGCCTCCTTAGATTTTAATGCAGGCCAACAGCGCGATATTGCGCGGGCGGTTTTCGGCGGCGGTGGGGACGACGCGTGATGCGTCGAAGTCAAATGCTGACGGGTTGTTTCTGCCGTCTTGAGTATCGCTGGTCCATGCCTTCCACTGCCGCCGGCTGATAGCCAGTGCGCCCGTGGCGGTGGCCTCGTCAAAGAGTTGATGCCCGCCTTGGGCTCCTGTATCGATCGAACCGGTGATGTTTCGAATGGCGTCGCCTTGCGCCGACCCGAATGCGCGTCCCGGGTCTATGCCGCGCCCGCCGTCCCAGCTGCGCACAAACTCGCCGCGCAGGTCAGGCAGATTGAAGGTAGTTTTGCCGTTACCCGCGCCGAACGTCGTGCCGATGGCCGCAAACAGGGCGGGATACTGTGTACGCGAAACGGCCGAACCGTCGGCCTTCAGCCAGCCTGCGGGCGCAGCCTGCATCGCGAAGTACATCACCGCCCCCGACGGCAAGGACGAATCTACCGCATGCCTAACAAACTCCGTCGTCGCCACCGACGTATCGTTGCTTGTTGCCGCAGGAGTGGCCGTTTTGAGGCCGTCTGAAAAGGTTTTCACGCCTCGTGCCGTCTGCGCGCCTGTCAACAAAACGGCTTGGCCGGCCGCAGCTCTGACAGCCTCCTCCAGTTCGGCGGGCGATACGGTGATCTTTGCCCACTCAGTCCAGCGGCCGCCGTTGCGCTTGCCGCGCCGCCATATCTCATCGGTATCAAATGGGATGTAGATTTGGTGTGATGCCAGGTCTGCATCGCTGTTATAGGCTGACGGCAAACTCAACAGGCTGCCCGCTTTCGGCGCGGGGTAGTTACGCTCTGTGGTGGCGTTGGCGTTTAACACTTGCCCGTATAAGCCAGGGGTAGTAATGCTGTTGAGGTCTTCGTCGGTCAGTTTTTTGGTGTCTGCTTTTCCCGCTGCCGCTTCTGCCGCTTTTGCGGCCACCCAGCTTTGGTAGGCCACCGTCTCGCCCGCCGCGCCAATCTGATGGAAGCGCAAAACTTTTGCTTTTTTGCCGGGCTCTTCGAACTTAAAGTTAAATCGGATGCTGTCGGGCACTGCTTCGGCGGCAGCGGGGTTGGCTTCAAATATCCAATTACCCCGTCCGGACGGCATGATAATTTTATTCCACGTGTTCGCGCGGCCGATTGTCAATGTGCCGTCGGTAATGGTTTGGTCGCCACTGTTGCCCAGCTTTTCATCGGCCAGTTTTTTACCCATTGCGGCAGTTAATGGCTTCTCTGCATCATTGGTTGTCAAATTATTAACCAATGCCGAAGAGTAAACGCGCCATCCGGATTTATTAGTATTTGGGTTATTTTTATTTCTATCTACGGTGCTGATGTATTCAGTATCTCCCGCATCATTCAATACAACACACCCCTTGGAATATCCCCCGATGGCATTTGCCAGTGTTGCATCATATTTGTATCGGCCTCCCTGATTTTGCCAAACAATATGCGCACTTAATTCATATAAAATGCCGTTCATATCCTTCCCGCTGGGCGGTTTTCCGCCCGTTGCGATTGGTGTCATTGTGATACTGGGGAAGCCGTCAGTATAGGTGGCTCCCTCCAGCGGCATCCCACCGCTTCGAGTATCTGGAATGCTGTTTTTCAGGCCGTCTGAAGCCCAGGCTTTGTTTAATAATTTTGGTTGCGGCATGGTTTAAACTCCCATAAAAAAAGCACCCTCGCCGAAGGGTGCCAAATTGGCTTCGATATAGCCGAAGGTCTTATCTACCTCCGGCTCGTAAAAATCTAGTAATACGCCGCTTGGGCGGGGCAATAAATCGCTTTGCCGAATAATCGCCCGCTCCGTCGGCAGCAAGAAGAACTCAAAAACATAACGGGCGGCCATTGTGCCGTTTTTGACAAAATATGCCCTCCCACGTTTCTCAAACATGACACTGAGCAGTCGGTTGATATTGGGAGCGGAGGCGTAAGTAATATTGCTCATGGCTTTAAGCATGATGATTTTGCGGTACGTTTCATCATCCATCCTGTATTTTCTACCATCATCTTCCCCGCTACTCCAAGTACCGGAATTGAACGGCGTAAAACCGGTGGCAAAACCCACGTTTTCATCGTGTGATGTGATGAAAACATAACGTTCGATGCCGACTATCCGCCCCCAAATATCCAAGCCGTAACCCTTTGCCGTTTCGATGTCCCAAATATCACGGTAAAACTCCATCGCATCGGCACGCGGATCAATACACTGGTTAAACTGCTCAATCATCCCGCAAATAATCGGGCTGTTGGCGTATTGGCTGATGATGGTTTGCTGAAGATTACGCATCGGGTACAACCTCTATATTCTCTGCCGCGATAGTCGGGTACTGATGGATTCCGACTTGCGCGCTATTGCCCATACTACCCCTTGCCAGCCCGACCTCTATATCGGTTACCTGTGCCGACGTTAAGGCGCGCGCAATGTGGCAGACATAACGCATGGCGTAAATCCGCCCGCCGATACCCGTCTTTTCCACCCCGTTAAATGCTTCTATAACGGCCTTTCTGACTACATCCTGATAGCCGATGACTGCATCTTTCCCAACTCTGATGCGGAAATAAACAGGCACAGGGGCGGGACGTGTAAAACTGACCTCGTAAGCCGGTTTTGGGTCTGTGTATGTTTCATCATGCACGGTCAAGGTTGTATTGCCTGTGAAATCACATCCGCAACCTGCAAAGCGCAAGATGGTTTCAGCTATCTGCCTGTCGTCGCCGCCGACAACGGCAACATAAATACTGTGGGGCTTGATGGCCTGCCCGTTGTGCGTTTCCGATACCGATTTCGGGTTATCGACCACATACACATCACTCACCCCGTCAAGCTGTGCGACGTTGGAATACACGGACTGCGGCGTTCCGTGTGCATTTGCGGCCACCGACTGCTGCCGGCGGCGGCGGAAATCCGCGCGGCTTTCCAATTCCCTTCCCGGGACGGCGGGGCGCGGATTATTGACGCGGTCAAGCCCGGTAATTGTCCTGACAGGCCGGTTTACCGTATTGGCGGCGGCCGACACCACGCCGGCGGCGGTAAAAATTCCCGTCCCCCTGCCGCCTTCCAAAATAGAGGATTCATCCCTCAATATCCATTGCACGCCGCGCGTGTCCAATACGGCGAAACCTTTAGGGATGATTGTTCCGGCAAGGCCGATAAATTCACATTCGACAGACGAATCCACGGCTTTTTTCCGCTCCAAAAAATAGATTTTGGCAATCGCATCCTGCATGATGCCGTCTGCGTAATCGGGGTTGATTTGATTGACCAGTTCGGCTATCAAATCATTTTTGTCGGCAATCACAGCGGCCAGCGACGAAGCAAGCTGCCCTTGCGGCGTTTCCAAACTTTCGGTATTCAGCCCGCCGCCGAACGCAGCATTGATGTCGGCCAGCACGCCCGATAAAATTTCTTGATGGGTCGGCAGCTTCAGGCCGCTGTCGGTAATCTGTATTTTAGGTACGTTCGTCATAGCGTTATCTCATATTGTTTCTGCGTGTCGTCGGTAAATTTCAGACGGCCTGACAGGACGCGGTCATTCATCTGCTCCATCTCCACATCTGCCGCCACCACGCCGGGAACAGTCATTGCAGCCTGTATCAGGCGGTGCCGGTACAGCGCGAACGACTGCTTTTTGCCCAGCGTTTCTTCAAAATAGGGGATGCCCTTTTCTGTGTCGTAATACAGTTCTCCGGCAAACAGGCGGCACGCTGAAGCCACATCCTGCGCTTTGGCGTAGGGGTCTTTGGCCAGCGCGATATTGCCTGCTGTATCTAAGACCAAATCCCAGCTTTGCGGGTCAAGATAGAGGGTATTCATTGCGGTTCTCCCGTGTTGCCGCCGCCGGGCTGTACGCCTTTGTGGACGTGGTGCATCAGGCTGACACCATTCGCCGTCATGTCGCCGTCGGCAGAAATCCCGCCGCCGCCCGTGAATTGCGCCGCGGCTTGAGTATTGGCCTGAAAGGTTTGCGAGGTGCTGCTCACGCCGCCTTGTGCTTTCAGGCGGATATTGCCCGCCTCCATTTCAATATCGCCGGGCGAGAACAGTTTTATGCCGCCTTTGGCAAACATGATGTATTGATTGGGCGTGCCGTTCAGGAAGCCGCCGAAATACAGGCCGTCTGAAAAATCAAAACGCCGCAGGCTTTGCGGCGCAGACGGCGTTTTATTCTGTTTGACGGCGGAAATATCCCTGCTGCAAAACCCGCACATGCCTATATCCCCCGGTTCGGGGTCGATAATGACGGCGTTCCCGCCCCCTTGCAGGCGGAAATACGGGATATTGTAGATAATGCCGTGCGGCGTGATTTCCCCGCCGCCGCTGACTTGGGCAACCAACGGCTGCACGTCCACCAGCCCGACGGGAGCCAGCCCGCCCGCTTTGGTTTTCACCACCCGCACCAGCGTGACGGTTTGGATACGCGAGACGATGCCCGAGACGATTGCGCCGATTTCGCCCGCGCCGCCCTGCGCCTGTTCCGCGCCATATTGCGCCCAGTTATTTTGCGACTTTGACATTCATATCCTCCACATCGGCGGCTTTGATGTCGGCAAACCATTTGCCGTTCGGCGTTTTGCACTCCAAATCGAGCGACATGCCGAAAACGCGCCATTTGCCGTTGCAGCTTTCTATCTGGCTGCCTTCGACTTCCAACAAGCCGCCGAAACGCAAAGCCTTGTCGTACAGGCAGCGCAGTTTGACGCCCTGCAAATCGGGTACGGGATAGCCTATCAGCCCCGTTTTCGGGCTTAAAACCGGAACATCAATCATTCGGGGCTGACCCTTCGGCGCAATCGCAATTGTCTCATTGTCGAGATAAACGTCTACTCCCGCATGTGCTGCAATCTGGTGGATTTTGTCCAACTCCGTGCCGCCCAAATACTGATTGCTGATTTTCGCGTTTACGCCGTTGTTTTCAAATTTCCGCCCCATTTTCGCGCACAATGATTCAATCACGGCGGCAACATCGGTTTCCCCTTCGTTGCTGACTGCTTCGGCAGGTTTCAGCTGCCACAAAACGGCAGTATGGCTCTCGATAACCAAGGCCACATCGGGCGCGCCGCCCATATCGGGGTAGGCAAACGTGATGTTGCCGGTGTAAACCACACCCATATTGCCCTGCTCCCCCGCTTCGACCTGCACCAAGTTCATCATGGCCTGCTCCGTATTCCAGCGCACACGCAACAACTTCATCATGGTTTCCAGCTTCAACCCGTAAACCTTGATTCTGGCCGACGGCATCAGCGAGCCGTTGCCGTAATTGATTTGGCAGGATGCGCGCAACCCCTCCGCCACCAGCGTATCGTTGCCTTTCGCATCCCACACGTCCTTTTCCTGCCCGAGCTTGATGCTGATCCGCAGGATTTTTTCCTTAATGCCCATCGTGATACACCAAAATAAAGCGGCCGCCCAACTCCGGCCATTGCGGGTCGTCCGCGCCTTGCTTGTCGATAAAGTACAAATCGCCGGGCAGTCCGCGCCAAACTTCATTCACCAGCGGCACGCCGTCCAGACAGACGCGGTTTTGAATCAAATACTCCCCGTCCGCCTTCACGTCCGCATACAGACGGCCAAGCCGCAGCCGGACGGCCACGGTAATATCCCGCCCTTCGATACCGACGGTCGTTTGCTGGGAGGGGACGGGTTTTAAAGGAATTTCATAAATCATTTTCAGACAGCCTATTTGAACCAGCCTTTGACTTTATCCAAGCCGCCCTTGGCAAAATCCCCAATCTTGGACAGGAAGGACTGGCCGGATTGATTTTGCGCAGGCTTCGCCGCCTGCTTGCCGTTGTCCTGCATTTCCTGCGCTTCCGGTGCTTTGGTTTTGGTGTACTTCACCTTAACCTGACGCACTTCCGCAAGATGGATATTGACCTTCAACAGACGCGCCCCATCCGAAGCCTCGCGGGCGTAGTCATAGCCCGTAATCGCCATATTCGGATAGACGGCCTCCGGCGTAATCACCATGTACAGGTCGTTGCTTTTGGCCAGCGCATCAACCAAAGCGAGGAATGCGCCGCGCATCACGACGCCGCCGCTGCCTTTGGTTATCTGCACAGTCATTGTGAACGGGTCGTCCACCTTGTTGTAACTGGCAAACGACCCTTGTTCTACGGGCGCATTGGCCACTTTGGAAGCGGAAGTGTGTTTGATGGCGGTTACGTTGTCCGCCAACAGCAGCGGGATGCCGTTTTGGCCGAATATCCCCCAATAATTGCCAAAAACGGCGTTAATCAATGCCGCGCCGCCAAACTGTATCAGCGCACCGCTTATATTCGTCGGCAGTTTGGGGATATTCGGTATGCCGATTGAGTTCCAAGCCATAATCAGTCTCTCTCTTGCCTTCGCCCAGCACCAAAGCCGCCGAACCTTGCGGCGCGGCGGTCTGGCTGCGGTCAGGCAGCATTAGGGGTTAAAAATTATTCTGATGCGCCAAACACGGAATCAGGCCGTCTTCGTACGGGAAAGTGGCGTAGCTTAGGGAATGGCGGGTGTCTCTGTTCAGCAGATAAAGCGGGATCCCAGTTTGTTGATGCGCTCAAGGGAATTGCGGACGTGTTCCGCATGATTGGGTTCCAGCGCGGGGATGATTTTGTACAGGGCTTTGATGCTGTTCCGTATCCAGCTTCGGCTCTCGCTCCAAAGCGTGTACATGGTTGCCGCCTTGGGGTTGCCAAGCTGTTTCAGCGGATAGGATACTTCATACAGCATCTCCAACGCCCATGTGCCGTAATAGACGACTACCGCCAGACGCTCTATGTCCAAGCCGTCGAGCAGGGGTTGCCTGTCGTCGGAAAGGGTCAGGGCGTGGACGTATCGCACCGCTTCGGGCAGTTGTCCGGCGGGGATGTCTTCGATGGCGGCAACGTTGAAACGCTGGTGCACCATGTTGTAGGCAGACGAGTAGTCTATGCCTTTTCGTCCGACAAGCGCGGCGACGGCCTGCCGCAGGGGGGTGCGGTCGTCGGCGGTGGTTTTGGCGGGGAGGTTGTCTGAAACGTTGCCATTAAGTAAGGCTTCAATTTGCTCGTCGCACCAAACTGCAAATTTCGGGTCAAGCCAACGGGCAAAGTGGATGGCGAGTTTCGGGTGCAGCCATGTGCCTTGTTCACTACCGCCGCGTTTTACGATAACTATCTGATTTTCTTTCGTTAAGATTTTTGTCTTAACGCTTAAATTTTCAGCAAGTGCCGTGATATATTGTTGAGTTTGTTCGGTTTTCAAGTAATCTCGCGCCTGTTTACCAAAATGTGAGGCAATTACGGTTGCGTTTAAAAAGCCATCAGCACGGAAAGAAACGGCGATATTGCCGAAATTGAAAGATTGAACTTGGTTCATTTTGATAGTCCTTTGGAAGTTTCTTAAATTGCCCTTATGGGCGACCGCGTGGTTAAGAACCCTCCAAAGATGGGCGGACTTATTCCCCTTGCGGGTATTGTATTCGTCGCCCACGCGGTCATAGAAACTTCCTGCTATCGAAACAAACAACAAGGAAAGGAAATTCTAGACACGAAAAAATCACTTTGACGGAGTGATTGCCGCTTTGGAGTGGTTCTTACGCCACGGACAGGAATATAAAACAAAACCCCCTGCGAATGCAAGGGGTTTCCCAAAAACCGTAGGCGGCAAACCAAAAGGCCGTCTGAAATTCAGACGGCCTCATCATCATATTTTGTATCCGTTTATTTCTTTCAACTTCTTCTGCGCCGCTTTCGTGACGCATTCGTTGCCCTTAATCACATCCTGCACGCTGTCTTTGCCTTCGGGGAAGCAGGTGGACGTTACCTCGTCTTTCCATCCGGCAAAATCGCCTTCAAGCTGCTGTTTGATGTCGTCGGGGACTTCCGACCATGCGGCATGCACTTTTTCGATTTCCGCAATGGCAACCGCCGCGCTTTTCTCCATTTGCTCTTTTTGGGCTTTCTGAATCTGCGGCAGCAATTGTTTTTCCAGTGCGATCAGTTCGGAAGTGCGTTGGTCGGATTTATCCGTCCAGCAGTCGAGGCGGAAAATATCGCGCTCCTGCTGGGTCTGGCCGTTTTCTTTCGCATACAGATTGCAAGTGCTTTCTTTGTCGCGGTTCCAGGCCACCTGCTCGCGCTTCAAGTGTTCGCGCACGCCGGCATCCATTTCCTTCCAAACTTTGTTCAGCCGGATTTCGGCTTCCGCATAATCGGCCTGCGCCTGTCCGAGTTTGGCTTCTAGGTTTTCCTCCGGTACGTCCCTCGGCGTTTCCGCCGGTTCGGCAACAACGGCGGATGCCTGTTGCTGCACGGCCTCCTGTTTTTCCGTTTTCTTGTCGCGGCCGCTCAAAGTACACGTGGCAAGGATGATGGACAAAACAAAGATGCCGCCCACGATTTTCAAGAACGTCCCCCAAAAACCGTCTCCGCTGCTCGCGGCTGCGGCTGCGGCAGATGACAACGCACTGGGCATGGAGGATTGCTGGATGACGATAGACGGCTGCTGCGGTTGGTGCTGTGGTTGTTGCTGCGGTTGCTGTTGCTGCGGCTCTTCCTGCCCCTCTTGAGGATTTTTCGGCACTCCGCCTGCGGTGTCCGCACTATTGAGGAGTTTTGCCTTTTGCGCGGCAAACTCCTCTTCGGTCAAAATGCCTTTGTCCCTCAATTCGCCCAATTTTTCCAATTCTTCAAGGATTGACGGTTTATCCATGCTATTCTCCGTTAGATGTTTCAATACGCAGGACTGCACATCAAGTGCGGCCCTGCAAAATCCCAACGGATTCTAACATTACCTAACATTTAAATAAACAGATACCCATCGTTCCGATATCCCGCAATTATTTTAAAACCGCCAATATCTCAGGCGGCCGCCAAACCAGTGCAATCAGGCAAATGCCAGAGACAATATGCCAAAACGTACGCCGCGTTTCTTTCAGATTGACATTCATTGTTTCCATTTCACCACCACTTAATCACACTTAAAAAATAACCCGCCGCCAACAGGAAGAAAATCAGCCATACGGCGGCGAACCGCCACGTTGAAAGTTTGTCCATTCTCTCAATCACCCTATCAAAAATTGATGTATAATCTTCTACATTCATTAGCTTAGTCTCGTTAAGTTAATGCAAAAACCCCGTGATGATTCCACCCATCACGGGGTTTCGCTTTTCAGACAGCCTATTTCAAAGCCCAGACCAACAGTGCTATTGCCGAAATTACCGCCGATAGCGCAACCCCACAAGCCAGCACCAAGCCGGCCTTATCTGCTCCATGTTTACTCATTTTCCCACCTACCTTTAATCTGTGTTTTCGTTTATACTTCATACATTGTTTAATCCTTGTCCGTTAAGGGTTAAATACAGAAACCCCGTGAAGTTGCCCGCTTCACGGGGTTTCGCTTTTCAGACGGCCGTTACACCATTGCCGGAACAATCTGAACCATGCGGTCTCGCGCGGCGGCGGATGCGTCGTCCATCGTGCCGGTGATGGTGCTTGCCGACGATTGGACGTGTATGCCGCCGTTGATGGAAACCTGCGTGGTGCGTTGGTTGTTGTTGGTTACGTTTTGGGCGCGTACTGCCTCGCCCTGCTGCATGGATTGCATCCCGCGTTGGGCTCCTGCGGCGATGTCATTCAAATGCTTGATTTGCCCAACCTTCCACCCCTCAATCTTCCGCATTGCCTGCATGATGGCTTCCTGTTCTGCGGAGGAAAAATCCATCATGCGTTTATTTTTCCCGCCGACAGCCGAGAGTATGGTCTTTTGGTAGAGTGCAGTGTTGTTCTCTTTGGGCGGCGCATATCTGGCAATCGCCTGCATCAGATTTAAATTTTTATAATTGTCTCCTTCAAATAATAATTTGGCTTTCGCGCGACGACCATCTTCTTCTGTCCGAAAAATGGCAAATCCATCTTTATCTTGACCGATTGCGCCGTATTTTTTGGCATGTTTGCCATAACGAAGGTTGCCTTCATTGTTATTGCGCCATGCCTTGCTGCCGCCGATTTTCTGATGGTCGCCGTAATTGACCGCCAATGCGGAAGGATTCCCCCCGCCATTTTTACGCGCAATGGTTACTTTTGCCTTGCCGTTCAGGATAGATTGGTAGTCTTGGTCATTGGCGGCGGCTGTGTTGCCGCGCGTTTTATTCTGTACGAAATCCGACACCCACTTACCGAGACGGGCGTTGTAAATCGCCACATGGCCGTAACCGTGCCGCCCGTGGTCGATACTCATCACATCGCCGTCTTGAGGCACATAGTCGGCACCGTATTTAACCTCTTGGAAGCCCTGTCCGCTGCGGATAAGGTTGCCTGCCACATCTTTACCGTGGCCGTTTACCTTGATGCCTTGTGCACGCAGGGAGTTGTTTACATACAAGGCGCATTTGTTCGCACTGGCCGGGAGAGCGTGTTCCATTGCGTATTTGGCCGCATCCGTAGTTTGCTTGGAAGCCTGCATGGCTACGCCTGCCGTACTGCCTATCATCTGCTTCGCGGCATTGGTTGCGGACTTGGCCTGTGATTGCAGGCTGCCTTCCGCGTTCGGATCGTGGCCGGGGGCGGTATCGACCCCGCCTGCCGCATGTTCCACCCCCCAGCCGACCACGTCGGTAACGACGTTTCCGGCTTCCTTGACCATCCGCCCCATCCCTTTTTTCATTCCCTCCCAATCGCCGTTCATCATGGCGGTAAAGGTATCGCTCAAAGCTTCGAAATACGGCATCAGGTAGTTTTTGATTTCCAGATAGAGGTTGTGGAATCCTTCTTTCAGGCTTTTGATTGACAAACCGTTTTCGTCGATAAAGCCCTTCAGTTTGAGCCAGTCCAGCAGGCCGTTGGCGGCATCCGCCCATGATGTGTAGCCTGTGAGCAGGTAGACGAACGCGCTGCCCAGGCTGTCTGTCGAGATTTTCGACGTCTTGATGTAGTTGTCAAAAAATTTCCAATCCAGCAGGCTTTTCCCGCCTTCCGCCCATGTTTTGTAGTCGTCGTACAGCAGCAGGAAGGCCGCGCCCAGTGCGCCGACGGTAAGGATGAAGGGGGCGAAGGGGGCGATAAAGGCCAGCAGGGAAGCGGCGGCGGCGATAAAGACGGGCACCAATACCGCACCCAGTACAAATGCCAAGCCTTCGAAAACGTGCTTCATGCTGTTTTCGTGCTTCATCAGGTAATCGACAAAACCGCTGACCATTTTGACGATTTTCAGCAGCACGGGGGCGAGCGCGTCGGCCAGCATGGCTTTCAGGCTGTCCCATTGCGCGTTCAAATAGCCCCGCGCCTGCGTCAGTTCGCGGCTGACCTGTATTTCCTTTTCTCCGGAACGGTAAAGGTTGCGCTGCATCTCTAGCATCTTTTCCATTTCGGCACGGCCTAGCATCAAGGTATTGATGGTGCCGTCGTCCAAACCCATGCTTTTGGCCAGATTGTAGGCCTGCACCCGGTCCATTTTGGCAAAGCGGTCGGCCAAATCCAGCATGATGCTGTCAAGGTCGCGTGCTTTGCCGTCTGCATTAAGCAAGGCCACGCCGAAAGCGTTGAAAAACGGCACCATGGAGGTATCGCCCATAGTCGTCAGGCGCGTAATGCCCATGCTCAGCCCGGCTAGGCTGCCTTTCATGCCCTCCGCGCTTCCTCCGGCCATTTCCGCCATGCCGCCCCACGCTTGGAGTTGGTTGCGGCTGATGCCGATGTTGCGGGATAGGTTGTCCAGTTCGACGTTGGCCTGCGCACCTTCCCGAATCATTTTATCCAGTGCGTTTGAACCCATCACCAAGACGGTGAAGGCGGCAAAGCCCTTGGTCAGCGCGCCGACCGCCTGCGTCAGGTTTTTGGCCTGTTTGGTGCTTTTGGCGGACTGCGCAGCCTGCTTTTCCAGTCCTTTTGAGGATTTGGCCGCGCTTTTTTCCGCCCTGCCGAATGAGGCGGACATGCGGTCAAGTCTGTTTTCGGCCTCTTTGGCCTGCGTGCCGAATTTGCCCGAATCTATGCCCAGTTCCAAAAACAGGGTGTCAATAACGGTTGCCATGGTATTTCCTTTTTTTCAGACGGCCTTACTGCGGTTGAAGGCATCGGTATTGACGACCTCCAAAAGGTTGAAGGCATCTTCCAGCCCGTACACCGTCTGCAACTCGTGCAGTGTGCAGATGCGGGAAGACACCAGCGCGCCTATGGTTTGTGTCAGGTTCAGGTAGCCTTGTTGCCGGCTTCCTCTTCCCCGCCCGATGCCGAGGTCAGGCCAAAGGCGTGTTGCAAAAAATCGGTATGCAATGCAAACACCTCCTTCCGTAACCGCCACAGGGTCGTAAAGTCTTCCACGTCGTTGAAGTCCATATTCAACGGGCGCGGCTGGCCGCCTTCTGGGATGATTTGCACGCAGTCCAAAAGCTCGTTCAAGAGCGGGATGGCGTCTTCAGGCTTTACTTTGCCTAATGCGCCAAGCGTTGCCCCCACCATGCCAATCATCCCTTGCTGCGGGGTGATGCCGCCCAAATCCACGCCGCTGTTGGCCAATGCCAAAAGGGCGCGCATCGCCCAGTTGTCGGCATGGGCGGCGCTCATTTCGGTAATCAGGAACACGCGGCCTTTATCACGCCCGTTCTCAATCGTGATTTGCTTGGTTTTCAACGCCATTTCAGATTTCCTCCGGTTTCACCACGATGCGGAACGAGTAGGTTACAGATTCCAGCGTTTTCTTGGCGGTTGTGCCGCCTGGGACTTCTACCAAGAAGCCGGTGGCGGAGTAGCGTTTTTTGACGGCGGGAATCTCCACCGAAAATTCCACCATGCGCGTTTCCTGACGTTGCAGGATGTCGTTGGTGAATTGGTCGAAGTAGTCGCGAGATTTGCTGGTAGGGGCAAGCTGGATGTTGAAGTCCACTTCGAATGGCGTGAAGCCGCCGGACTGTTGGCCGTCCACGCCCATCATGGTTTCGCCGATTTTGCCTTGCCCGAAGTCGAAGGCATTGTCGGCGGCGTAGCCTTCAATCTGTACGAAGTTGTCGTTAAAGCCTTTCACGCGCATCAGCAGGATGCTGTTGGCGGCGGTCAGGGTGCGGTCTGATACGGTTTGCATATATTTTCCTTTGCAAAGAGGCCGCCTGAATTGTCAGGCAGCCTGCATGGGTTTACTGGACGTTGATTGAGCCGAGGTTGATATTGTGCACGCTGCCGCCGTCGGTATACCACAGCTTCATCGGCATGGATTGACGGTTGCCGCGTGTCTGCGCCGAAGCGTTCTGAATCAGCAGGAAATAGCCGGTGCTTTCAATCTTCGCTGCGGCATCTACGCGAGCCTCGTTGTTAATCAGGGCTCGTTGCTGTTCGCTCAACGGTACGCCCGGCTGGATGCTGCCGAAGTTCAAGGCCTCGTTAATCGGGTCTTGGCAGGCGGCGCGTTGCAGGGCAATACCGACGGCGTTGTACGGCACGGCCTTGGCAGAGGTGAGCAGGGTCATCAGGGCAAGCTGCAACTGGCTGTTGAGGCGGATTTGGTTCACATAGGCATCAATCCATTTCCATTTGCCGGGCATTTGGCCGGGCGAGAAAAAGATGAAGCGGTCGTTGGCGGTCGCCCATGCGCCGTAATAGTTGTAGCCGTTTTCTTCTAGGTTGTCGGCGTCGGCGGCACTGGTTACATCTACCTCTAATCCAGCCTGACTCCGGAATTTCATTGTGGCTTTGCCTTGTGTTTCGGTGAAATCAATGGAAGCAATCGCGCCACAAAGGAAAGCGGCCTTGTCCAGCCCGCCGTAAATCGGGGCGGTGCCGTCGTAGGCGGCGGCTTTCAGTTGTGCACCCAAACAGGTAGTGTTGCCGGTTTGCAGCGCGGCGGCTTCTTTACCCCATGCAGCGTAAAGGAAGCGGTTGTTCTGCGCGTTGCTCCATTTGGCCAAGGCCAGTTTGTCGGCCAGTTCGGGCTCAAACACAGTGGTAAAGGTGGCAAAATTCAAAGTGGACTGAATCACGCCTTCCATCACGGTTTCCGCGCTGTCGCCGTCGTTGCCTTTGGAAATTACTGCGCCTTTGGCTTCGGTCAGGTTCAGGGCTTCGGCCAGCGTGCCGGTGGCAAAGCCGATTTCGGAAGCTCGGCCTTGTGTAGCGGAGACGATTTCAAACGCTTGCAACTGCTCGTCAAACTGCACGGTGGCACTGATGGCTGTGCCGATTTTGTCGGCAGCATCTGAAAAGCTGGTGGCGGCCGCCAAGCTGATGTTGTCGCCGCTCTTGTCGTTGCCGTCGATATTCACTTTCAGATTGCCCGAAAGTTTTTTCAGGGCGGCAAGGCTCATGCTTTTCACGCTTGCGCCGCGCAGATAGGCAGCTTCTTTGCCGACGTTGTAGGGGTAGAAATACAGCGTGCCGGGCTTGATATGCGAATTGTCAAAGCCTTTAAAGTACACTTGCGCGGCTTTAAACTCTTCGCTGGCCAAGCCGAAAAACTCGCCGACTGCCGAAGCGTCGGGGAACGCGGTGTGTCGGCCTGTGGGCAGGTTTTCGTTTTTGCTCAAAAAGACGGCGTTCATCGACAGGGGAGAACCGCCGGAACTGAGTACGGCTGGGTTTACGCTGACAATTTTATTTGCCGGAATAGATTGGAACATGGATATATCCTTTACGGTTGGATCAGGGTTAAATCAAAAGCGTTGACAAACTGTTGCGGGTGTTCTGCCTGTGGCGCATAGGCCAGATGGACGGTGGTCATCCAGCGTTCTTCATATTCGCTCTCTTCGTTGGTGAGCGGCATGAAGCGTGCGGGGTCGGCATACAGCGGCTGGCAGGATTTCAGCCGTTCGCAGGCGTAGAAATCGCGCCAAAGCAAAACGGTTTTCTGCGCCATCTGCCTCGCCTCTTCGCCGTAGAAGTCAAGCTGCATCTGTATTTCTGATTGGCGCGATACGGCAGCGGTTTCATTTGCCACGGCGTAAGCGTGTTCGTTGGTGGCAGCGGCGGTTTCGTTCAGGATGTTCATCACCACAAACGGCGGCTTGGGCAACGGTACGTTGTTGCTGTATCCGCGCACCACTTCGCACGAAAAAAGCCCGAGCAGCATTGCCCGGACTTCGGTGTAAATATCGTCTAATGTTGCCGCCATAATAGCACCTTGCACCAATCCGGCCAGCTTTCCACCACCTGTTTCACCAGCCATTCCGTCGTTTCTGTTTCGCCATAGGCCGCGAATACCAGCTTGTCCGCACCTTGGCCGTTCTGTCGCCGCAAGCCGTGGAATTGGCCAGTGACATAGGCATACAGCAACGTCCCTTGCTGCGCCAATCCTTCAAACAAGGATAAATCCTGCGTACTTAGGGTTTGGGTCTGCACGGTTACGGGATGCTCACTGTAGCCTGATTTCCGTTTTCCCGTTGCATCGATGGTGTAGCCGTTATTGAGTTTCAGCACGGCGGGCAGGTTGGGATTGATGGATGTAATCGCGCCGTTGGCAATGGCTCTCAAGTTCATTCGTCCGTTACCTCGTAATTGATTGAATCGCGCATGGTTGTCGACCATTGCAGCGGTTTATCGTGGTTGCTGACAACGGTCTTGCCTTGTTGCACATCCCAAACAGCTTTGTAATACGCTGCGGCGGTTACGCGCGCTGGGCTGGTTGGGAAACGATATTTCAGCAGTTTGGTTACTTCGGAGTTGGGCGCAAAATTACCGTTAGTAATGGTTTCTTTTATATCCCCAACCGCAATTTCACCCAACTCCGAAAGAGACTGCCGCACATCGCCGCCGTTGGCCTGCATGAACTTTCCAGCCAGTCTTGCCCACTCTGTTTTTCTTTCTGCAATAGTATTGCGGAAGAAAGGCCGCGCGGGGGTTCTTGCCGTGCCGTATTCATTCCAAAAAGCGACTTGTGCCACGCTTTCGCCGTCCGAGCCGTCGTAGTTTGCCTGTTCGATGATGCCGACGCGCACCTTGGCCGTTGTTGCCTGCGCGGCCAGTTCGGCCAGCCGCTGCCGGAATTTATCGCCGCCGCGCATAACAGCCTCCCAATACATAGCGGAAACGGCGATATTTGGCGGTAAGCTGCCAGTAGGTCGCACCATAGGGCGTTTGCAGATACCAAGCGGCATTGCTACCGACTGCGCCCATATCTGCACTCACGGAAACGCTGCCTTCGGTAGCAGAAGCAATGCGCCCCACCAATCCGCCCTGCGCGGCACGTTCGTTCAGCGCGGCGAAGTGGCGTACCAGCAGGAACAGCAGCATTTCGCGCTCTTCCAGCTTTTCCACGATGCTGTGGTCGGTGTTGTCCAGCAGGCTTTCGGCCTGCGTGAACCACATTTCGAGCTGCGCGTCCGTGGCCTGCACTTCGGGATAGGCCGCCTGAAACCGTGCTTTATCAAAGACGACGGCAGGCATGGTTAGTCTTCCTTGGCAGTGCTTACGCCATTAGCCTTGTCATCCGGGTTAATAGCTTCCAACTTGGTCTCGTTGTCGGTCTTTTCCCGCGCTTCGGCTTTGGTGTTCTTGGCATCTTCATGGGCGAAAACGAAGCCGTTTTTCACCATATCGCGGTCTTGGTGCGCTTCCATCCAGGCATTGAACAGGTCGGCATCCACATCGTAGGTAATGCCGTGGCCGCCAATGATGTTCGAAGCGTTCGCGCCATTCAGTTCCACCGACTGGCCGCCGACTTCAATAATCAGTCCGTTGGGCAGCTTGCAGCCAACAATTAAGGTTTTTTGTTTTGCCATTTGATTTTCCTTTGAAATGAGAAAAGGCCGTCTGAAACAGGCGGCCTTGTTTTTTTAGGCAGCCTGTACTTAGCTCACCGTCATGGAAGCAATGCAGAATGGGCGGTAGATAATCGCGCCCCATGTGCCCTGCGATTTCTTCTGTTTGATGCTGGAGGCTTCCAAAACCATGTTGTGCGCACGCAGTTTTTCGGTGAAACCGCATTCCAACGTGCGTTGACCGTCCAACTCTTCCACAATCAGCTGCACCATCTCGCCCGATGCGGCAGAGTATTCCGGCACGGTTTCGATGCGCAGGTTCGGGAAATTCTTTTTCAGCTGGTCGGTAACGTTGACGTTGTACTGGTTGGTTTTGGTCAGTTCCACGCTGGCGGTGGGGCTGCACACCAGCAGCAGCGGTGTGTTCATATCAATCAGGCCGCCGGTCTGCTGCAACAGTTTTTGGAACAGCTTGCGGATGGATTCGTACACCTGCTCGCCGGTGGCAGTTGCCCATGTTTGTGCGGCAGCGGTGGCGGCCGGCAGGCTCGGGTCATTGAGGATGCCGTAGTTCTGCAAACCTTTGATACCGAACAAATAGGATTTGTTCTGGAAGCGGTTTAAGGCGTTCACGCTGGCCTGATTGACGCGGTTCACATAGTCAATCTTGGCTTCGCCTGCGCGGGCTACTTCGCGTTCGCCCCAACGGGTGAACACTTGGTAATGGTAGCTTTGGCGTTGCGGGAAATTGACGTTGGCACCGCTCACGCCGTTGTTGTTGTAGTCGCCGTAGCTGGAGACTTCACCGGTAGGTTCTACCAGCATGAACATAGCGGTTTCGGTCGTCCAGTCGCCTTTTTTCACTTCGCCGAAGATTTCGGCGGCCTTCATCGGCTGGAGGGCGACTTCAATCAGCTTCGGATCGACATAGGTCAGCATCCATGCTGGGATGCCGCTGTTGCCGGCGGTGGTCAGTGCGGGCTGCGCGTCCATCGCCAAAGCAGCCTGCACCTGTTCGTTCATCAGCTTTTTGCCGCCGCCCATAAAGACGATGCCGGCATCGCGTTCGAGTTGTTGCAAGGTATTCATCTAATCGTTACTCCCATGTGGTGATTTTGGCCAGTTCGCCAGCTGCGGCTTTGGAAGCTACTTTGAAGCGGGTCAGGGTGTGGCCGGTTTCGGTGGCGGCGGCAGATGCTTTCAATGTGCCGTCGGTGTCTTTGGCAAACACGTTCTGGCCGATTTCGGCACCGGCGGGGAAATGCGCCCAGAAGTCGCCCGCTACGGCCAACGTAATGATTTGGCCTGGCAAGATTTGGTTGCCGTGTTCCGCCAGATAGGCAGTGATGCTGGCCTGTTGTTCGCGGTGGACAAAGCCGACGCGTGCGCCGGCGGTTTTCTTGTTGGACACTTTGCCGTCGGCATCTGCCCAGGCAAACACGCCGACGGTTACGCCGTCCGTGCCGCTGACGAGTGCGCCTTCGCCCGCCAGCATGGAAGCATTCGGGTTGTGGGCAGCAAAATCCCCCGCAACGGCGGGGGCTTGGTAAGGTTGGACTGCTTTTTGGAATGACATGGTTTAAGCCTTTCTGATTCGTGATAAACCGGGGAACTGTTCGGCGGTTTTGGCCGCATCTTGCGCCATCGGCTGTTTGGGTTTGCCCAACATGCCGACCATGGCACGGTAGGCGGAAGGATGCACGCCGGTTACGTCAATGCCGCTCTGTTCCAACGCGAACTTGTACACGTCCGCCGCATTGTCCATCGCCACATCGCCGACAATGTGCGCCACTTCGCGCTGTGCCGTTGCCAAAGCCTGCGAACGTTTCCGTTCGGCTTCCACGGCACGTTTGATGGCCGCATCCATCGCCATTTTGGAAATGGCGGCATCTTGTGCGGGTTTGGGTGCGCCGCCTTCGGGGGCTTCCGGCTCTTCGTCTTCGGCGGGTTCTTCCGGCTCGGCGGGGGCGGGGTTATTTTCGCCGTCCTCCGGTTCGTCTTCGTCCGTGCCGACATTCTCGACATTTTCGGGCGGCAAATCTTCTCCGTCGTCTTCCGCCGTCTGCACTTCGTTGGTGAGCGAGCCGATGACCTGCAACAGTTCATCGGGGCTCAATTCGGCATCCTGCGCCAATAAAGGCTGCACGGCTGCCTGAATACGCGCTTTCGCGCCTGCTTTCAGTTTCATGGTTTTCCTTTCGTGAAATGGGTCTGCATCGCTTACTACAACATCACGCCCCGCCCGACCCACATCGACAAGGGCTACATGGTTTCCGACAATATCGCGCATCACGCCGTCGTAATGCCTGCCTTCAAATTCACCTGCGGTCATGTCGGCGGTGTAGTGATACGCACTGGATAGCTCCACCTGCTCGCCGCTCTCAATGCCGGCAATCGCCTCTGCGTCCCACACGGCCAGCGAGCATTTCAGGTAGCCGTCTTTGAACACGGTATCGCTGCCGGTTGTGCCTGCAATCACTTCTTTCTGCGGTTCGTCGGCAGAAACGGGAATGTGCTTGCTCAATAAAGGCAGGTTGTTGAAGGTCGGCGCGGCCTTTTCCAACTCTTCAGGGTCTCGCAGCAGGTAGTAAACCTTTTTCGGGTCAAGCCCCAGTTGTTGGTAATTGGGGATTTCGCTTCCATAGTAGGGGTTTACCGTAGCCTTGCTGATGTTGGAGCTTTCCACATGTAGCCTGCCGTCTTGGTCATAGGAACGTAGGGAGCGGTCTTGGGCGATGGATAGGCGGCCTTCATCATAGGCTCCTGTTACATCGCGCCCGTTTTGGTCGGTTATCTTCATAATGCGTATATAGCCTACTGTTTCGGGTGCTTGTCCGTCTTCGGCAAAGGGAGTATGATTATCTACGTAGGAAACAAAACCCGCCGCTTGGCCGTTGTCTTTTGCGGTTTCAATGCTTGCAGGCGCGTTTCCTACTTTTTCTTTGCCTGCCAAACGCTGGTTATAGGCAATCATCTCATCTACCGCTTCCAATTCTCCGTTGGGCAACTCTCCCGCCGCGGCTTCCAATAACACCCGATAACCGTCAATCTCCACTTGTTTTTGATATTTGTGGAAAGCAACGAAATTATCTTTTCTTTCATGTGCAAGCTCTTCCCTGCCGATAAACCTACCCGTCTGAAACACATCGGCAACAAATGTAACTGCCTGTGCGTGCAGCTTTGAACGGCTGGCATTAAAGCTAAGATGGTCCGTGCTGTCGTTACGGTTGAAAGTTACTTTTTTGCCGTCTGATGTGGGGACTGTTTTACCTTGTAGGTTTTCGGACAGCCATTGCTTGGCTGCGCGGCGCAAATCGCCCCGTGTCGGATTTTCAGGCAGGTTTAATCTGCCATTTTCAGACGGCCTGTCGCTGCCGAATTGCCCATTCTCCGCCCTTGGATGTTTGGATTCATCCCACTCGGCATCCATCGCCAACATTCGGCGGGCTTTGCTCAAAATGGCTCTCTGTTGCGTATTCATGTGTTGAATCCTTTAATCACGGCACGGCTGGTGCATCTGCAATTTGGCTCGGTTCCGGGCTGCACCCATTTACCGTCCAGATACATGCCTTTGCTCACGTCGAACCGTTTGCCGTTGGCGGCAACATGGCTCGGGCGCGGTTCTTTGCCTGCGTGGGAGTGCATCCATATAGCTTCCGTGATGCCCAATTCCTGCCGCCGTACCTTTTCGATGGCCGCCTTGGCTTTATTGGTTTGGTCTCGCGCGATAAAGGCGGCTCGGCGTTCGCTGATACCGTAGTCTTTGCGCAGTTCGCGGGTCAGTTGCGCCATGTCGTAGCCTGCATTCACGCTGCGCCATACGCTTTCTTCCACGCGGTTCAAGTATTGCTGACCGATGGAGCGGATAAGCGATACGTTGCCGCCCAATACGGCCTGCAAGGCGGTTTGCTGCTGCGCTGTGGCACGAAAACGGACGGTAAAACCCGCTTCCCGCAAGGCCGCCTGAAAGGCTCTCTCTGTATGGTTTGCGCTTTGGTTAGCAAATACTTCGGCGATTTGCGGAGCGAGCTTGTCTAGCCGTGCCAGCCAATAACGCAACAGGGTGGACAAAGCAGCCTGCAAACCGTCCGTCAGGCCGTCTTGGGCAATGCCTTTCGGGTAGTGTCGTTCAAGCAATCCCTGCACGTCGGCGCGCATTTCACGCAACAGCTTTTTCAGGCTTTTGCGGTAGGCGGCCTCTACGCCAAGGTTGGGTTGTATAGGCTTGAGGATGACGTCTTTATCGGACGGGGCGGATAACTTCATGGCTTGCTTTCGTCCCATTCGGCATCTTGGGCAGGTTCAGGCTTTGGGGCGGCGCCGCCGCCTTCTTCCCCTTCGCCGTCGTTCAGGCCGTCTGAAAAGCCGTCATCGGGCATTTCAGGCACATCATCCACGTCGATGCCGTTGTAGCCGCTGTCCGGCTCGCTTGCCAACCGTCCGCGTACTTCCTCTGCCGATACTACGCCGGCCTGAATGTAGGCCACGTCGCGGTCGGTATCGGATTTGCGGATGGTGGAAAGCTCGGTTTCGCTCATCTGCTGCAATGGCACGAAGTCGAAAGTGATGTTGTCGTTCACTTTGCCGAACAGATGCAGTTGCACCAGCTTGAGCAGCTTGTCCAGCGGGTCGCGCAGCAGGTTTTCCTGCATGGCGCGGATGTGGTCGTAGTAAACGGCAATCTCGCCCTCCGTGCTGGCATTCAGGCCGCTGGGCGTGATACCGAGCAGCTTCACCAGCGGCGTATGGCTGGGCGCAGCCATCTGCTCTTGAGACTGTGCAAGCAGCGCATCCAAGCCGGAAAGCGGGGTGTTGAACTGGAAGAACTCTTCTTCGTCTTTGCTCAACAGCATCAGGCCGCGATTGTCGCGCAAACGGTTGTACAGTTCGGCACGCAACATGATGTTGGTGTCGCCGTCGTCGCTGCCGCTCAATATCGCGCTCATGTCGGTTTTGATACCGGACAAGGAAAAGCTGTGCAGCAGGTCGCTGACGGAATCCACGGTACGCAGCCAGCGTTCCACATAGGGCATCATAAGCTGGGTCATACTCACGCCGCCGAAGTTGTAGGCGGGTTTGAGCATATCCGGCACAGGGCGGGAAATCAGGGTAAACAGTCGGCTGGCGTGGATTTCCTGCGCCATCACATACCATGCCTTCGGCTTGTAGAAGTCGGGCAATGTCGGATCGATGGCGTTGTATGGCGCGGGGGTCGTCCACATCGGCTCAATATTCACCAAGGCTTTCAGGCTGCCCTTGGTAATGGTTTTCTCGGTCAGTAGCAGCGGATTGGCGAGTTTGCCGTCGTGGTCTTTGATTTGCACCAGTATCTGGCCGCGCCCGAACAGGCCGTCTGTTTCGATGGCCTTGCGGAACACACCCCGCACGTTCAGCCGCTCGTAGCATTCCTCAATCTGCTTGATGGCCTCGCTGTTGTCTTCTTCGCCCACGGATTTGATTTCTATCCATTGGCGGGTCATTTCGTTAGCAGTAGTTTCGCTCACGCTGCGGTATTCGGAAATCTGCGCCAACTCGGCCAAGCGCGGATAACCGATAAAGCCGGTGCCGAAAAAGCAATCAGCCCCGAAGTTTCCTAAGGGGCTGTTGTCCATCGCTAGGCCATTTGGCTTCACGCCGTCCGGCAGGCTGGGAAAATTCAAGCTGTATGATGCAGGCTGCTTTTCAGGCAGCCTTTGCAGGGCGCGGCGCATGGCTTTGTCTGTGTGTTTTCTCTTTTTGCTCATAGTCCGCTCAATATCTTGGGGTTGATGTTCAGTCCGCCCTGCACGGGGGCGAAGGCCATAACCAGCGCATCCGCCCGGTTCGGGCTGGGGATGCCGCGCTTTTTCATGTCTTTCTTGCTCTCTGCCTTCACACGCCCGTTTTGGTCGTAATCCACTTGCGGACGGCTCAATTCGGCAGTCAGGTATTCCAATTCGTGCAGGCTGCTTGAAAGGCTGATAAGTTGGTCTTCGGGGTAACTGTCCCCGTGATGCACGGCACGCCACGTCTTGTAGAAGCGGTCGCGCACCATCCACCATGCCTGCGCCTTGATGTTGGCGAACATGTCGCGGTTTTTCTTGTCGTCGGTGTACTTGGCATCAGGCTTGTACACCGCGCCGCCTGCATTGAAGCCAATCGTCTGCACCTTGCCGTTCTTGCGCCGGAACTGTGCCTTCACACCAGCACCTACGCCGATGTTGTCGTACACGATGCGGTCAACATTCTGCTCTTGGGCATACAGGTAAACCTTGTCAGCGGAGTAAATCACGTCTTGGCCGCGCCATTGCTGCATGTCGGTTACGACCGATCCGTGCCGCAATACGGTGGCGTTGGCATCATCGCCTTCATCAGCCACGTCAAAACCTAGGATGCGCCGGCCTGCGGCTGAGAAACCCAGTTTTTCATGCGCATCAATGGCGGCTTCAATCCAACTTGGCTTGATAATCGCCAGTTCGCTGTCGGCCACCGGCTCACCCAGCCAAATATGGCGGTAAAGGTCCTCGTCCCGCTCTTTGCATTCGAGCATATCGGCCAGCAGCGGCGTATCGGCAAAATGCGGGTTAATGTCGTAATTCGCCTTCAAGACAATGCTGTCTTTGGGCGGGTGGACGATAAACCGCTGATATGTGTCGTCCAAAATGTTTTTCGGGTTGAAACTGATCCATATTTCCGCGTTTTTATCGCCACGGATGGACGGTATCAGAACATCCCATGAATTTTTCGTTACCGCTTCGGCTTCCTCCACCCAGCACACGCCGACACCCTGAATCGATTTGATTTTAGTAACGTTGTTCTTGATGCCGTAAAACACGAACTTTGCGCCCGTGCCTTTATGGGTGATGGTGGATTTCAGAATATCGAACTCATCCGCGTAGCCCAAACGTTCGATGGTCTCAATCAATAGCTGGTACACCGAATCATCCAGCGAGCCTTGAAACTCACGGGCGCACAGGATGACCGTGCCGATGCGGCGCGACACTTCCACCGCCAATTCCGCCAGGAAATACGATTTCCCGCTACCGCGCCCGCCGTACAGCACCTTGTAACGCGCCTTGCGGATAATCGGCTTGAAATACGGATTGGCCATAGGGTTACTTGAAAATATCTTCCAGCGAGCGCGTCTCTACCTTCACGCGCATATCGGCATCCAGTTCCAGCTTCTCGCCGTACTTCTTCGGCGCAAGCTTGGCTGCCTTCCACTTGCGGGCGTCGATTTGTAACTTGGCTTTCGCCACTTCACCCGTTTCAGGGGCGACAGAATCGGCAATATCGATAATCTCGTCGGCAAAACCGTCTGCCTGTTCCTCGCGCGCACGCGCGTATTGCTCCTGAAAATCTTGGTGCTCCGCCAACCAGCGGTGTACTGTGCCGCCCGCAGGCATATCGGCAGATGCGCAAATCGCCCGCAAGCTCATGCCGCGGGCGATCAGTTCGCAGATTTTATCTGCCGTTTCTTGATTGTATGTTGTCGGACGCCCGATGGGGCGTTTCTTATCGCTCATATCGAACCTCCAAAAAAATCCCCGCACCAATCAGGCGCGGGGCTAGGACACGACATTAGGAAACTGAGGCGCGACCCTCTGGCGATTGGGAGCGTCCGCAATCCTCTCCCCTCAGCGTGTTTCAACACACAGCCGCCTGAAGGCGGCTGGCCGGCCGGAGAACCCTCCAACCCAAAATTTCAGGTTATTCGGGCCGTCTGAAAATTCAAACGCCGCTACCTGTACAGGCAGAAGCTCAAATTCAGACGGCCTGAAAACGAAAAAACCGCCCAACAAAGGCGGTTCATATAGCTATTTCCAAACTATATCATAATTATACCAAAAACCTCCGCTTTGTCAATAATGCGGCATGATTCAAACTCATCCTGTAATTTTAATATAGCCGTTGTCTCTAATGCTGCTACCACCCTCTTTATTTTTTCACGCTGCCGGTACAAATAACCATTTGATATATCATGTTTATCCATAATGACGGTTTTTTTAGGAAGCCCCGTAAACAAGTTGGATAGTATGTTGTCGCACAACAGCAAATTAACCCCTACATTTTGTTCTTCAATATACGCCGTGATATCCACAATACCACTCAGGTTTTCGCTATATGTGCATTCAATCACAGCCAACTCGTAACGGTTTAACACGCGCTCTATACGGCTGATAATCATTGCAGCATTGGCGTGGGTTTCGGCTTGCGTCAATTCTCCACCGCCACCCATCACACCCTTACTTTCACACCACGCACACACCTTGGCCGTATTATTCAGCGGCTCCATGCGTACACTATGAATTTTATAAACTTCACGTAATACTTGTTCGACATTCCTATACATTCACAGCCCCGCTCATGTTTTAACCAAACCTTTTTCATGCAACAAAACCAAAGTCCTCATTACGCCTTCCGCGAAGGCTTTTCCGCGTAATAAAGCTCAATAATCTTTTCTGCAGCCCCGTCCACAACAGCTTCGGCGTTCTCAAGGCCGCCCAATAACGACAATGGCAACTTCCCTGATTGGCGGATGAAGTAAGCAATCAGCCATCGTTCTTCGCAACCGGAAAAATCCAAACGCTCCAACATATTTTTCAGCGTTCGCTCAGGCATTTTCTTCCCATCTAAAATCATGGAGAAAAATTGATACCCGACGTCAATCCGGGCTGTGATTTCGGCTCTACTCATTCCCCAGTCGGCTTGTTTGAGTTTGATTAGCTCTTTTAGCGTCATAGCGTTCCCTTTCATTCAAAATTCCCAAATAATGCCAAATTCCTGCGCCGCCCATGCTTGGATGCGGTTCTGATAGTCGGTCATCTCGCCGGTATTGAGGGTGGTAGTCGAAATGCCGATTTGCGAACCGTCCGGCAACTCTTCGCTGCCGATGAATTGGCGTTTGCAGTATTCATGCCACGCATCCTGACTGAACCGTTTGCCGGATACCCATGCCTGCTCGGCCAAAGTCTGATAAATCTTCCACAGGCGGCGGTTTTGCTCGGTACTGCGCTTTGATTTGTACGGTCGGATGCTGATTTCCAAATCAGGGCTTTCTTTCAGCCAGCCTTGCAGGTTATTCCAGATAGTCGTCATCAGCGGGCGCATATTTTGGATTTGCAGACGGTAGGTTACGGATTGCATTTTTCAACCTCCCTCGCCTTCCTGCGGTACTCTGCCGCCAGTTCGCGCAAATCCTGCTTACCGTAATGCTTTTCCGACTGGTCGGCTTCGATGCGCTCGGTTTCATGTGGTCTCATTCCAGTACAATACCTCCGCCATTTGACTCATATATGTTTTGATATTTTGTGGCTTTATGCTTTCTACCAACGTTAATTTTTTTGCTCGGAGTCCATATCGCATCTGTTATACTCCATCCGCTTTTAATTCTTCTAATAATGGTGTTTGAACATACCGATACACCAAGAGTTCTAGCCCATTCAGCTGCAGTTCTCGTTACACCATTACAAGTGATGGCGTGATAACTTTTGTGAGTATATTTGTGCTTCCTGACACTTGTTCTCATCACATTACAAGCGCGGCACAATATGCGAAGGTTCGATACATCATTGTTCTCTTTATTTTCATCAATATGATCTACATGCAGAGTGTGCCAATTTAATGATTTATTGCATATTTCACACTTTATTTCTTTATCTTTATATTTTTCATATGCAACATATCGGTGTTCACGAATTAAGCCATTCTTTGTTGCAATAGGATGGTTTGGCTTATAAAGCATTACATATCCCTGTCCATCTAGGCATTTATCTTTTCTTTTCCTATTTAAAATTTCCGTAGTTCCATTTCTCATCTCTCGGAAGTAATGCTTTTGACATAACTGTTTTGCTTTATACATCGCCTCATTATCACAACCATCTACTCTACATTTCATATTCAATCTCCTTGGCTAATTGTTTATATTTTGCAGTTAATTCCCGAAGCTCATCTTTCGTCCACTTCCGCGTTTCATGGTCGGCATCCAACTCCTCCACCCGCGCCTGCCCGATGCGTTCAATCAAGCCCTGCCGGTAGCCCCGGATATTGCCGCTCTCGTACAGATTGCAGCGGACACAGCCGCCATGCACATTGTCTTCGTCAAAGCGTAGCTTGTTGCTCCTGCCCGCCGGCACATAGTGGCAGGCTTGGAAGTTCTCTTTCCACGGCGCACCACAGCTAATGCAAGGCATCCCCCTATCCCTCAATCGGATATAGCGGTTAAACGCCGCCTGCGCCTTTTTCGTCAGTTCCGGTATCGTTTCCAGCTTGTGCCGCATCGCCGCCGTCCTCGCCCGCTCCTTCCGCTCGGCCTCACGTTTCGCCTTAACGGCCGCCTTGCGAAACTGATCGCGCCGATATTCAATCCCGCAGGCCGGGGAGCAGACAAACTGCAACGGCCTCTGCTTCTCAAACACCGTGCCGCATACTTTGCATTTACGCTTGGCCATTCCGCCTCCTCCCAACCTCTTCCGCCGCGATCACAACCAACCCCAACACCAGCCCGACAACCGCCGCGCCCGTCAGCCAAATCAAACCCACTATTCCTGTCATTTTTTCCTCTCAAACCATTCAATCCGTTTTGCCACCGCCTCTTCGGAGGCCGTCTGAAACTTCCCGCTCTCGCATACCGTACGCCTGTTCAAATACCGCCACTTATCCACCGTCGGGCAAGTCAGACGGCCTTGCTTATTCCGCCCGCTCCGATTAGGCGTTTGTTTTCAAAAGTCTTTCAAGCTTGCTTACCCGGGCGTTTTCCTTGCTTGTGCCGTTTTTCCAGCCACTCAACCCGCTTTTGCACGGTTTCCGCAGAGGCCGTCTGAAAGCGGCCGTTCTCGCATTCCGTCTGCGGATTCAGTGCGCGCCACACTTGTTCGCGCGACACGGTGCACACCAAAAACCCCTTCAAGCCCCGTTCCGCCGCCGCGCGAAAGTCGGCGTGGGCGCAGTGCAGGCAGGTTTCAGTATTCATAATCCGCAAACCTCTGATGATGGCCTTCCCATTTCAAATCCAGTACGCCGCGCTCGCCATCCCTGTTCTTCGCAATAATCAATTCCGCCGTCTCCTGCGGCGCGTCCGAATCGTAGTAGCCCTCACGGTACGGCATCAGCACAAGGTTCGCGTTCTGTTCGATACCGCCGCTGCCGCGCAAATCGGCCAGGCTCGGACGTTTGTCTGCCTGCTTTTCCGTCGCACGGTTCAACTGCGCGACCAGCACGACGTGGATCTGAAGTTCCATTGCCAGCCGTTTCAGCCGTGCCGTAATATCGTCAAGCTCGGCCACCTCGTTTACACCCTTGCGCGGCATCAGGTGCAGGTGGTCTACGAACAGCACGTCCAGCCCCGATTTACGCTTCTCCACGCGGCAACGTGCCGCCAGCGTATCAATGCCCGCCATCTCCGTATCGATGGCGAATTTCCAGTTTTGCGATTTGCTCAGGTACAGCGTAAAGTTGTCCCGCTCCATCTGCGTCATGCGGAATTTTTTCAGACGGCCGTAGTCAATCCCGTATTCCGCCGCCGCACCGCGCTGAACCAACTCCACCGCCGACATTTCGTAGCTTTGGAAGCGTACGGACAACCCGCTTTTTGCAAAATGACGTGCAATGTTTTCCGCCAGCACGGACTTACCCATTCCCGGACGCGCCCCGATAACCGTCAGATTGCCGCGCTGAAGCCCGCCTGTTGCCTCGTCCAGCCCGCTCAGGCCGGTGGAGAATCCCAACATGCCGTCTGATTCGTTGATGCGGTCAAAGTGTTTCAGCGTTGCCAGAAGCGCATCCGTGTAACTCATCTCCTCGCTTCTGCCCGCCGCCGCCGTACTAATTTTGTCCAGCAGGGCAACCGCCTCCGCCTGCCTGTCGGCTATACTCCTGCCCTCGCGCTCGGTCGCCAGCCTCTCGATTTCCTCCGCCGCGAAGCGCAGTTCCCGTTCCGCCGAAAAGTCCGACACCAGCTTTGCATAACGCCACACATTCGCCGCAGACGGCGTGTTTTGGCACAGGCCGATCAAGTAGGCCATCCCGCCCGTCTGTTCGTTCAGGCCGCGCTTCTCAAGCTCCGCATCCAGCGTTACCACGTCCACCGGCAAACCGTCCGCCGCCATCTGCATGGCCGTCTGAAAAATCAGGCGGTTCGGCAGGAAGAAAAACGCCTCGGCGGACAGGTCGGACAGCATGTCTGCCGCCGTGTTGTCAATCAGGATTGCGCCGATAACCGACTGTTCGGCCTCGCTGCTGGCCAAGATTTCCAAGTTTTCCGCAGTCATACCATCCTCCCCAGCGGACGCAGTACGCCGCGTCTCGGATTAGGCTGCCCGTCCCCCGCACCATTGCCGCCCTGTTGCGGCTGGTTCAGTCTGCGGTGTGAAGGGTCTTTGGGCTTGGACGCAAACGCCCCTTGTGCCTTTTGGCGCGCCAGCAGTTGGAAAAACTTGTGTTCCCACATCGCCTGCGTCAAAACCTTGCCTGCCGCCTGCCAGTAGCTCGAAAATTCGGCCAACGCATCCGCTACGCGGCTGTCGGCAAGGCACGGGATTTGCGAACGGCGAAGTTTCGCGTCAAACGCGGTTTCGTCTGCAGGCTTCCAGCCGTCCGCCATCGGAAATTCGTTCAAGTCTGCCAAACCGTCAGGCGAAGCAAAGCCGCTACCGATGTGTTTTTCGTCTTCGGCAGTTTTGTCCGCAGCGGCAACTCCTACATCTCCGTCTTTGTTACTACTCAGTACTTGTTGAATATCAGTATTTAGTAGTGTCGGCTCAGCCTGATTAGGCTCAGCCTGATTAGGCTCAGCCTGATTAGGCTTACCCTGATTAGGTAGCGGCTCGTCATAAACCGTATAATTGGTTGAACCATCACTGTTTTTTTGAACTACAATGAAGCCTTTATCGCGCAATTCCTTGAGGATGTTGTAAACGCCCTCCTTACCTGTCGGTTTTGCCGTTTCTTTCGTAACATTGACCAGCTCGGAGACAATTACTAACCAGTCATCAGGCTTTGTAAGCAGATAACCAAGCATTCCCATTGCCTGCCAACTCAGCTGATTTTTGTCATAAACTTTGTTGCTTATGACTGTGTAATTGTGTTCACGTTTTGCTCGGATAATTGACATCCTCAACCCCTTTCACAACCTCAGCCCACCGTTCCAAAGCATCACGCGCCTTGGCAACGTCTTCCGCCCGCATATAGGCGGACACCAGCAGGTATGCTTCCCATATCTTTTCGTCGCGGCTCATACTTCCACCCCGTTTTCAACAATCGAATAATGCGTAACCGGCCGCCTGCAACCGCCCACCTTCAAACACGGCTTGGTAAACACAAAGCCCGCGCTTTCCAAGTCCGTTATTCGTGCCGCAAGCTGCGTTACATTCAGTCTCTGATAAGCCTCAAGAGACGTGATGTGCCCTTTTTCGCGGATATATTCGACAATCCGCTTGCATTGGCTCTGCTTATCGTCCATAATAAAACCTCTTTTTTAAATCAAACTTCCACCACCCCGCGCCCAAACGCGGGGCTTTTTTTGGCCGGCACATTCACGCCCCGTCCCGCTTGGCAAAGCGCACCAAATCCAAAAAATCGGCGCACAACTCAAGCGCATGCCCCAGCTCGTCCGTAAATCCGTAGCGTTCGAAATGGGCTATAATTTCCGCCTCATCCATCTGCCCGAAAGGCACGGCAAATGCACCATCATCCCGTTCGCTCATCCAATCTTTCCTCCGTCGCCTGCTATTGAAAAACCCGTCTGCGGCCAAATATCCGCCGTGCTGCAATTTCGCAGTTTCACAAGGAGGTTTCCATGGCAAAAAACGAAAAATCATCAAGTAAAACGGCTTCTCTGGCAGGCAAAGTCTTAAGCCAGAAAAGCGCGACCAAAGCCGCTAAGAGCCTTGCCGGTTCCGTTCTGACTCAGGCACCGGACAAGAAAAAATCGAAATAATCTGCCGCTTCGGCAGCGTGATTGCACCGGCGGCCTGCTGCGTTTCGCGGTTCAGGCCGCCGACATGCGGCACAATCGTCAGCGTCGTTTCCGTTTCCGCCGCGACAAAGCCGACCGACTGCACAAGGCTGGTTTCCCGCTCCACCTCGTCCAGCATCTGCCAGCCTTCGGGACAACCGAAAGCGTCCTCCCACTTCACCAGCACAATCTCCATCTCAATCCTCCTTCAACTCCGGCCAAATCTCGTGCCAGTCGTCCGGGCGCAGGTCTTTAAGTGTGACTTCCCCGTTTGTAGCCTCGACAATTCGGCGGCACTTGTACGGAGGCACAGTCTTCTTTCCGTGTCTCATACTGGATAAATTCGATAATTTTTCATTGATTGCAGCAGCAAGGCGCGTCATCTCGCCCCGAGGCTTGCTGTTTAGATAAGAGTTCAGATTCATACAAACGCTTAATTATCTGTTAGATAATTGCATTGTATCTATTATGTTATCTTTTGGCAACTTTGTGAACAGAGAATTTTTGGCTATATTGTTATCTTGTCGATAACAATAGGAGTTGAAACATGAATTTTCTTGCAGAAATCCGTTTGGAGAACATGAAAAAATTGGTAGAAGAAGCGGGTAGCGTTGCCGAATTGGCAAAACGTGCGGGATATGCCCAACCCAGCTATCTGTATCAAATCATCAATCAGACAGCGATACAAAACGGGAAGCCGAAAAACATAGGCGGGGCAATGGCGAGAAAATTAGAGTCAGCCATGAACAAGGCGGAGGGCTGGTTGGATATGAATCACGGAGAAACCCTGCCGCTCCCTCCCGAAGACACCGAAACCATCCGCATAGACCATCTCGACATGGCGGGCGCGTGCGGCGACGGCATCGAAGCCGACGACTGGCCGTCCCCCATCAGCAGCGTGGAATTTCCCCTCGACGCTGTGCGCCGCCTCTTCTCCGGCCGCGACACCTCCGGCCTCAAAATCGTCGGCACGCGCGGCGACAGCATGGAGCCCACCATCCCCGAAACATCCGCCGTCCTTATCGACACCAAAGCCGACACCTTCGCAGGCGACGGCATCTACTTCTTCTCCTACGCGGGCGGCCTCTACACCAAACGCCTGCAAAAAACCCCCGCAGGCCTCCTCGCCCTCTCCGACAATCCCCACTACCAAGCCTTCCCCATCGACGAAAACGACCGCTTCCGCATCATCGGCAGATACTACGGCGTGATCTCCCTCAAACTGGCGCAGTAGCGGCTGTATCGTTAACCGCCTGCCTGAAAGATTGAAATTAACTTAAAACTTAATTATGATGCCGATCCTAATCTACCAAGGCAGCGTCTTCCGCTGCATCCTGTCTGCTGACGCCGCAACCCAACTCGGCATCAATGCGGACACGCAAGACTGGCCGGATACCGTCTGCGGCGAAGATTCCGAAGAAATCCTCACCCGCATCATCATGTACTGCGACGGCGAACATCTCGACGTACCCATAGAACTAAACCACGAAGGATCGTGTTTCTGGGCAATCAAAACCGCCCGCCCGCAAAGCCTGCGCGCCTACTTCTGGCAGGACGACAAAGACATGGTAATCAGCCACTTCATCAAAAAACAAACCCCAAAGCTCCTGCCCGCAGACCAAAGCAGGATGCGCCGCATCAAAGACCACTACGACCGCCACGGAGGCTGCTGAAATGACCCCCTTGCTAAACAAACTCCTCGCCGGCTTCGACCGCCGCACCCGCCACAACCGCTTCGCCCTCAACATCGCCGCCGCCGACCTCCTGCGCAGGGAAATCCTGCAACAGGGCGTCAGCCGCAAGGACATTGCCGAAAAGCTCAATGTCAGCCCCGCCCGCATCTCGCAAATCCTCAACATCGAAGACGGCAATCCCACCCTCAACACCTTGGCCGACATCGCCACCGCCCTCGACAAACGCTTCTGCCTCACCCTGCGCCCCGACCCCCACGCCGCGCCGCAGCACAAAGCCCTGCTCGTTTCCGTAAGCGAAACCCTGCCCGAAAGCGGCAGCACCGCCACCCCGAACTTCAAACCCTTCCATACCGGAGCAACCGTTTATGAATCCTAGAACCGACCTGACCGGCCTCATCCTCGAATCCCTTGAAGCCTCCGTTACCGAAAGGGCGGCCGCCGATACGCTCATACAGGAGCGCAACCAAATCGCCGTTACCGGCTACTGGATAGAGCCGGAAAAATGCCGCACCCTCGCCCTGGCCGTCAGCATCGACTATACCGCCCACGAAGTATCCGACCTCGCCGCTCCCTGCGAAATAGCCTCCCTCACCGCCAAAGCCACCGCCCTGTTCGCCACCGACGCCCTCGAAGGCATGACGCGGCAGCAGGCGGAAAACCTGCTCGAAACCGACCTGATGCAGCAACTCCGCCCCCTCTACGAAACCGCCGCCAACCAGAAAATCCAAAGCATCCTCGCCGACTTCCGCATCCGTTCCCGCCTTCCGCTGGGAACACTGTATTGACCGTCGGGTAGACATACTCAAGGCCGTCTGAAAATCAGACGGCCTTTTTCAATAACGCAACAGGCTGAAAACAAGTGTAGTCTTATTTGATTTGACCGAAATTATTGATAAAAGTAGTAATATCGTCCTTATTGTTTAGTAAATATTTCTTTCCCTTATCCAAAACAGACAGGGTAACAGACAGATTGTCAGTTCCTTTTATCAAACCTCTGTTGCGCAAGGTGGTGATATGGCTGCTGGGGATAACGGCAAATACGGAACGCGCGGATTCCCTCATAAGGAAAATATAATATGTATTGCCGCTGTGGTTGTTTTCAAACGATTTCAAATTAATACTGAAGCCGAAAGTACCGTTGCTTCTCGGCTGCGCGGTTTTGACTTGAATGTGGTAATACAGATTTTCTTTGGAAGCGACAATATCAATCCCCTTATCAACCACCATCAAAGAAGCATTAAACCCCCAAAACAGCAATTCGCTCATAACGGCCAACTCCCCGGCCTTTCCCAAAAAGGCACTGTCTACCTGTGGGGCGATATTGACTTCGGTAGGCTTGGATGTCCGCACCTGTTTAAGTCGGTATATCCCCTTCTTATATGAAACAACTTTCCCCTTCGCGTCTTTCTTTCCTGCCACCCGTGCAAAAACGGCGTCTTTCTTTTTTACATGCGCAGACAGGGCGCCCGACAATTTGCTGCCGAAAGCGGCGGCATCCAAACCCATAGTCTGATTAGTCCGCAACGCGGCCTCGGCAATTTCGTTGATATGTCCCTGCCGGCCTTTGAAATTATTCAGCACGGCATAGGCGACCTGTAATATCGGGGTCAAATCTTCCATCTTAGTTCCTTTGGTTTTGCGTAATTGAAGTAAAGACGCACTATATATCCGAGCCTCCGAGTCTGACAACCGCCCCGCAAAGGGCGGTTTTTTTGTTGTCTAAAAGATACGAACAAACAGCAGAATTTAATTCTTTTCAAATTCAAATAGATAATAAAAATTATCTAAAAAACTTATCTAACTTATTGACCTAAGGTTATCTATTAGATAATATACACCCATCGAAACAAAACAACCAAGGAAACAGAAATGAAAACGAAAAGCCCCCTGCAAATACTGAATGCCGAATTAAACACCTGCAAAGCAAACGCACCGCGCGAAAAAGTAATGGTGGCCGGTGGCTGGTTTATCAAAGAAACAGCCGAACAAACCAAAAAAGACCTGAAAGAGTTTAAGGCATTTGTAAAAGAAAAATTTAGACAACAGGCTTCCGACTTGGTCGTCTATTTCGGCCACTCAAGGCAAAAGGCCGAAGCCGCCGCCCTGGAAACGGCAAGAAGCCGCATCAAATGCTGGAAAGAAGCGCAGGCATAAGACGCCCCGCCCCGCAAGGGGCGGAAGGAGACGAAAAATGTACAACCCCTACATCGAAAACCCCGCCATCGCACGGGCGGCGGCAGAAAACGAAGACAGATGGAATAAATCTGACGAAGAGGAAGCCAAAAAAGAGGCGGACAAAGAAGAAGCCGCATGCCGTAGGAAATACTACGGGGACGAAATCATTAAAGCATGGGTAATGTGCGACGACTTAGGCCAAGAGGATTACGAAAAATCCAACCAGTCAGACTTTAACGATTTTGTGCATAACTATCAGATTTACGACCTGAAAATGGAAAACTCGCTGGATTTGGGCATCACCATGCCGACGTTTCGGGAATACCAAGCCATGAAAACAGCGATGGCCGCATAAGGCGGCATCGGCCTAAATACGGCATTGCAGACCGGCGCAATATGCTACCCCCGGGCGCGGGGGAGTGCCGCAAGACGCAGGCGGCAGGCAGAGACAGGGGGATTCGCCACCCCTCCGTATTTAGACCAATGCCGCTTTGGGCAGATTTAAACAGGAGTATTAAAAATGGCAAGTTTTATCAAAACACTGACGGACATCGGTTTGTCCGTAGAGCTTGACGAAAAGTTGACGGAGGTTGTGCGGGCGGCGGAGATGACCGGCAAAGTCGGCAGCATTACCGTGCAACTCAAAATCAAAACAAAGGGCAACAGCGGGCAGGTTGAATTAACCCCTGTCGTTAAAGCCGCAGTACCCGAACATGAACGCGGCAGCGCGATTCTGTTCGCAACGCCGGAGGGGAATTTGCAACTCAACGACCCACGGCAACCCGATCTTCCGTTGAAGCAGGTTGAAAAACAGGCGGAAGCTAAATTGAAAATCGTAGGAGCAAATTAATGAACGAAGTTAAAGCAAACAATGCGCAAACAATATCCGAACTGGCGGTAGCCGCCACAGAGGTGCGGAATATCGACGGCCACCCATTCGTTTTCGTGTGCAAAGGCCAAAAAATCGAAAGTATCGAACACCTTCTGCAAACGCCCAAACGCAAAAGCGGAACAATCGAACTGCAAGACCAATCAGGTTTTACCGCCTATTTCAAGCGGCATCAAAACCCGTCCGCGAACATTTATGCCGACCGCAGAAACGTCAAATTCACAGCCATTTTCAACGACGATACAGCGGAAGCGGCAGGGTGGAAAGACCACAATGCCGTCTACAACGTCATCTTTTCCAGAGAGTGGCTGGAATGGGATAGAAACGACAAAGTGAGAATGAGTCAGGCCGAATTTGCCGCATTTATCGAACGGAACCTGCCCGACATTCGAGAGCCGAACAGTGCCGACATGATGGAAATCGCCTCGACGCTTGAGGCATCGAAAAAGGCCAGCTTCTCTAGCGGGGTGCGCCTCAGTAACGGGAGCAACCAATTCAGCTACGAGGAAGACATCCGGGGAACGGTTAAAAACGGCCGTATCGAAATTCCCGAATCCTTCACGCTTGGCCTGCCCGCTTTCCTGAACGGCCAGCATTACGAGATGAAAGCCCGCCTGCGTTACCGAATCAATAAAGAAAACCAGCTTGAGATGTGGTACGAGCGTGTTCGTCCGCAGGACATCATCGAAGATGCTTTCAACCAAGCATTTGCCGAAATCGAATCGTCCACCGGCGCAGAAATTATTAACGCCAATATTTAATGGCAATCCCGCCCTTCGGGGCGGAAACAAAAAAACGGAAATTTTTTACAACCGAAAAAAAAACGTAACAAAGAAACGTCATATTTTTGACACAAACACTTATCGGACAGGGCGCGGCAGCTTTAATCCCCTGGCTGGACGGGCATTTCTCTCACCCCATCCGCGCCCTGCCCCATAAATGTTTAGCAAAGGAAACGGAAATGAACAAGGTAATCAATTGGATGCTGTTTTCCGCCGTGCTGGCCGCACTGGCCGTCTACGGCGGCAGCGAACAACCCGCAAAAACCCCTTCGCCCGCATGGGACGCCGCCAAAACGCGGCAGGAAGTGGAAGCAGACATAGCATGGATGCGCCGAATGAACGCCGTGGAGGCAGAACAGGCGGCAAGGGACGCAAAAGCCGCCAAAGAGTTTGAGGAAGCCGACAGGAGCGATTGGCATCCGCCGTATGAGCCGACAGGGGAATGAAATGAAATACGAAATTTTAAAAGACGAATTTATAGAGTTTGACGACCGAAAATTGTACCGAATCAAAGCATTAAAGGATTTTCGTAATGTGAAAAAGGGAACGGTCGGCGGCTATATTGAATACGAACAAAACCTATCACAACAAGGCAACGCATGGATATACGACGACGCATGGGTATCAGGCAACGCATGGTTATACGGCAGCGCATGGGTATGCGGCAATGCACGGGTATCAGACAACGCACGGGTATCAGGCGACGCACGGGTATCAGGCGACGCACGGGTATCAGGCGACGCACAGGTATACGCTGACGCATGGGTATACGGCAACGCACAAGTATCAGGCGACGCACGGGTATCAGGCAACGCATGGGTATACGGCAACGCACAAGTATCAGGCGACGCACGGGTATACGGCAATAATGCCATTGTATGGTTTTCAAACGTCGGCACGGAGAACGGCACTTTGACAGTTTATTGCGGCAAAAATGGGCTGATAGCCACACGCGGTTGTTTCACCGGCGGCGTGGAAGAATTTTTGAACAAATCCGCAAAAGTACACGCCGAAAAAACCAAACGCGAGTACGAATTGTTAATAGAGGTCGCCCGCAGCCGACTGGAAGAAGCGCAAGGCAATATAGGGTCGGAGTAAGCCATGCCGCGAATAATTACCTGCCAATTATGCAGGAAGAAAAAGCCGAAAAGCGATTTTGACTTAAACAAAAGCGGGAATCCGAAGAGAAGATGCCGCGCCTGTGCCGAACAACAGGCGGCCTACTACCGCAAACGCAAGGCGGAAAAATACCTCACACCGAGCGAAGTAAACGCCTTCCCGCCCATGCCCGAGATTTTAAAACCCGCCTACTGGCATAAATACCCATGACCGTTTCAGACGGCCTGAAAAAAGGAAACCGAAATGAGCAACACGCAATTAACCACTCTGTCAGACCAACTCGCCGCACAATTTAATTTAGGCAGCGGCGAAGGACTACTGGACACACTAAAGCGCACCGCCTTCAAAGGCAACGTAACGGACGATCAAATGGCCGCGCTGCTGATTGTGGCCAACCAATACCGCCTAAATCCATGGACGAGCGAAATCTACGCTTTCCCAAGCCAAGGCGGCATCGTTCCCGTAGTCGGCGTGGACGGCTGGGCGCGCATCATCAACGGTAACACCCAATTTGACGGTATGGACTTCGAGCAGGACGCAGAAAGCTGCACCTGCCGCATCTACCGCAAAGACCGCACCCACCCCGTAAGCGTTACCGAATACATGGACGAATGCAAACGCAACACCGCCCCGTGGAAATCCCACCCGCGCCGGATGCTGCGCCACAAAGCCATGATACAGGCCGCCCGCTTGGCCTTCGGCTTTGCCGGTATTTATGACGAGGACGAAGCCGAACGCATCAAAGATGCCAAAGACCACGCCCCCGCCAATGCCGCCAGCCCGTTTGCCGGAGAGCGCGACAACCCAGACCGTGCCGACCTGCTGAAAACCGCCGAAAACGTGGCTATCCGTGGCTTGGAAGAATACAAAGGCTGGTGGCTTAGCATCAGTGCCGAAGAGCGCAAAATCATCGGCATGGACGAGCACGAACGGCTGAAAGACATTGCCATGCAAACCATTCAAGCCGAGCCAGAAACCGTAGAGGAAACGCAATCATGAGCGAACAACGCACCCCCGAATGGTTCGCCGAACGCCTAGGCAAAATTACCGCCAGCCGTATAGCTGACGTAGTGGGTAAAACCAAATCCGGCGGCTACGGCGCGGCGCGTAAAAACTACATGGCCGAACTGCTATGCCAGAGGCTGACCGGGCAACAGGAAGAGAAGTTCACTTCCGCCGCCATGCAGCACGGCACAGATACCGAACCGGCAGCCCGTGCCATGTACATGCTAGAGACCGGCGCGGACGTAACCGAAACAGGTTTTATACCCCATCCGTCTATTGTCATGAGCGGCGCATCCCCTGACGGATTAGTCGGCGAAGACGGGCTAATTGAAATCAAATGCCCCAACACCGCAACACACTTGGAATTTTTGCAGAACCGGAAACCCAAGCACGAGTACCTATTACAGATGCAATGGCAGATGGCCTGCACCGGGCGGCAATGGTGCGACTTTGTCAGCTATGACGACAGGCTACCTGAAAAGCTGGCTTATCGCTGCATCCGCATCCCGCGTGATGACAAGCTGATTGCCGAGCTGGAAGAAGAAGCCGTCAAATTTTTAACCGAACTGGACGAAACCGTCCGTCAACTGAAGGAACAAGCAGCATGAGCCTAAACAAAGCCATCCTAATCGGCCGCCTAGGCCGCGACCCCGAAGTGCGCCACATGCCCAACGGCGAGGCCGTCTGTAACTTCTCCATCGCCACCAGCGAAACATGGACAGACCAGAACGGGCAAAAACAAGAACGCACAGAATGGCACAACATCACCCTATACCGCCGCATGGCCGAAGTAGCCGGGCAATACCTGAAAAAAGGCAGCCTCGTTTACATCGAAGGCCGCATCCAAAGCCGCAAATACACCGGCAAAGACGGCATCGAGCGCACCGCCTACGAAATCATCGGCAGCGAAATGAAGATGCTGGGCGGCGGCAACGACAGCGGACAGCAAAACGCCCAACACACACCACCCGCGCCGCCAAGCCGTCAGGCTCCGGCCGCACCCGGCCAGCCCGTGGACGATATCGACGACGACGTCCCATTCTGAATTTAGGAGCAACCCATGACACAACAACTCAAATTCGGAGACATCGTTCTCCACAAAGAAACAGGCCAAAAAGGCTCAGTGATTGATTTTAAATTCGGCGTGGTAGTAGCACTCCACGGCGATACGCACATTGATACGTTTGATTACAACGAAATTGAGCTCATCCCCCACCCCGATACCTCGCGCCTCGACTGGCTGGCCGACCCTGAAAATACCATCAGCAAAGTTATGTTGCCGGGTTGGTGCTCCGGCGAATATGACAGCCTGCGTGATGCAATCGACGCGGCCATGCGCATACAGGCAGCGGAGGCCGTCTGAAAATGCAATCCATCCTAGACCCATGCTGTGGCAGCCGCATGATGTGGTTTGATAAGCAGGGCCAACGCTGCCTATTTGGCGACCTGCGCACCGAAAGCCACTACCTGAAAGACCGTGGCAACCTGCGCCACCTCGAAATCCACCCGGACGTGCGGCTAGACTTTACCGCACTGCCATTTGCCGACGACAGCTTTAATTTGGTGGTTTTCGACCCGCCGCACCTTGTACGGGCAGGGAAAAAATCATGGTTGGCCAAAAAGTACGGTCAACTTACTCAAGACTGGCGTGACGACCTCAGCAAAGGCTTCGCAGAATGTTTCCGCGTATTAAAACCCAATGGCGTGCTGATTTTTAAGTGGAACGAAGACCAAATCAAAGTACCGCAGATTTTGACACTTACCCCGAACAAACCACTATTCGGGCATCCCACCGGCCGCCACGGCAGAACGCATTGGTTCACGTTTATGAAAGAGGCCGTCTGAAAATGCGCGAACTATCCCTATTCAGCGGTATAGGCGGCGGCATCTACGGCTCGCTGATACTCGGCTGGGAAACGGCCGCCTACGTTGAAAAAGACGAA